CCAAAATTAACTGTGGTTTGTAAAGTGATTTCAATCAAAAACAACTTGAAAAATATTTCATATTGTTTAAAATATACATGATTTAAATTCATGGTGATTATTTCCATATTTAAGTCTTTATTGATGGTTTTAAACTTACCTTTTGAGAGATTCTTAAGGTTGAATACGCCGCTTGGGAGAGCCTTGCGGCGTTTGTCTTTTCTATTGCTTAAAATGCGCATCAATAACTTGATTTATTTGTGCGGGTGAAATGGGATATTCATCAAGAAGTTTCCCTTTAGCTTGTTTTGCTGCTAGTTTTTGGTTGTATAAACTGGCAACTCTTTCCACCTGTTCCGCATTAGCAAGCATATAGCGGGTAAACAGTTTCCCAGTCTGACTAACCTCACGTTCTCGGTTCAATTCAATCCCTAAAATTCTTTCAATCTCATTGACCTCATTACGAGCATTGAGGAAATGAACGTTGAAATAACTTTCTTTCTCACTAATACCTGTTTTCGGTTTTAAAATAAGTTCTTTAGCGATTGTCATTAGTCTTGTAGTCATTATTCCCTCCATTAATTAAGCGCGTGCTGCTTTTTGTTCTTCAATCCATTGATTCACTTCTTCTAAATCCCAGCGGACAAAGTTTTGTGAAAAGCGGATTGGTTGAGGGAATTTTTTAGCTTTTACAAGCTCGTTGAGTTTGGTGCGACCAAAGCCAACAATATGGCAAGCGATTTCACCGGAGATTAGTTTTTGTTGTGGGTTTAAATTTTCTGTTTTGTTCATAAAAAATACCTATCGTTTATTTAACACTGTGGAATATCGTCATATTCCGTTTAGTTGTTCGAACGATAGGTATTTAACAGCAAATTTAATTTTGATGGTCTGGAATATTCCGATTTACATAGAATGTTCCAGATAATGAAAAAAAATGTTCTAGATTTCTTATTTTTCTTCAAGATCTCCTAATATCCCACGAATAAATTTAGAGCTTGGCGGTATTAGTCCATTTTTAGTGAAGTCTTGTACTATCTCACCATCTTCTTTCATGTTATCTTCGCCTTTTTTCTTAAAAGCTTTGATTATATCTGTTTGATTTTTACAGCCATATTGAAGATCGATTAAGTTAACGATCAATCTAGCCATTGTATTTTTAGTTTTTGTTGAGAGTTTAGCACTTGATTTTTCATTTTCTAACTCTGAAATTTTAGCTTTTAACTTGCTTATTTCTTCAGGTATTTTATATGTGTCATCAATCACCCCCATACTAGCTAAAAACATCATTAGATCTTCATGTAAAATACAAATTTGATGAATTGGCAATTTAGCCTCGTAATGGTTGTCTATGAATATCTCTAAATTATTTTCATCTGAATTAACACTTAACGTCATCGGGAAATAAATCATCTCCCGATTTATAATATCTGTAAAGGAATGAGATGGGATTTTAAAATAACCACCAAGCCAAAAATTACCCATTTCCGAGCCATTAAATACTTTGGAAATTTCACCTAAAAAAACATCATCTACTTTATGATAATAAAACAGCGTTAAGAATATATTTTTACTCTTGTAATGTACGTGAGTTTGTTCATCAAGAAAGTGATCTACTTCAGCTAAATCTTTATCTATTTTGAAATTACACCCATAAGGTTCAATAGTGACACTATTAGCGGGAATATCTTCTCTATCTATCGATGAAATACACTTATTGTTTCCCGTTAAATAAACAGATGAAACTAATACCCCGTCACGCAAATAATCTAATAAATCATCTCTATCAATTCTAATCCCGTAGTTTATGGACATATAGTCAACTGCTTTCTCTAGAGAATATGCTTTCTTAGGCAGCATTCTTTTTGATGGTTCCATAAATACCCCTTTCGCATTTAGTCCTTATTTGAGAGAGCGCACCAGCAAAGTAAGGTTCTTTGTTTTCGGGGATCAGCCTAGATGCGCTATATTTGGTTGGTTTTAGGAAATGTTAGCCATTTGCTATATTCTTTGGTTCAAGGGGCTTGAAGTTTCTTTCGTAAAGCGGGATAATCTAATTGCCTTTAGAAACTCCCCTTGAGTGATAAAGGTTATTACATACGACTTTAATTTAAGCCATCGTTCACGCGGTGGCTTTTCTGTTCCTAACACTCTAATTATTAATCAATAAAGTCGATTAATTTTTGTTCATTATAGCAAATTTAATTATAAAGTTTAACTACGTTTAGTTACGGCTCTTTTATATCTAATCTATTGATATTATAATAATTATGTTACATTTTAATTTGAAGTGTAACAGGAATTCCCAGTGAATTGGGAATACTCGCACAAATAGGCTTTCGATATGTCATTACGTCATAATCCCCTCGTTGTGAAACGCGGGGATTTTTTTGTCTAACGTTTGCTATTTCCGTTTAACTTTCTTCATTTCTTTGAGTTGCTTAGCGGCTATAAAGTAAATTGTTTCGAGAGCATCCATATTAGGGCTGTTTGGTCTGTTGTTTATTTCTCGTTTTGCTGCATCGCATTTACATTGAAGAATGTAGATAACTTCATCCAGTGGATATGGTTCATTGTCATCATACAAGCTAATAAAAGTGAAAAGTGCGGTAGATTTCTTATAGTGTTTCACCGCTGCTATTAGTAAGTTCTGTTTTGCCTCTTTACATCTAATCATATATCCAATCCGTTAAATTGCTCTAGTGCGTGTTTGTGTTCGTCTGATAGTTCGAAAATTAAATCACCGTATTCAAGTTGATAAGTACCGAAAGACATTAGGAAGGCGACTGCTGGGTCTATCTTGTTTGCGGCTTTCTTCTTGTTCGGTTTAATATTGGCGTTCGCGTCTGTTTCCATAACTACATTTGATAAAGCCCACGCAAGCACTGGATCGCCATTGTGTTCTATCATTTGTCTGTTTATTAAAACTTCCGCACTTTTTGCCACTGGGCTAAATCGTTGGTATGTTTGCGGGAATGGCTCTACTTCAAGCCCAGCCGCTTGTAATTGTGTTCGTAAATGGGTTGCGTTCCATACATCAAAGCCTGTCATTTTGATATTGAAACGTTCAGCATCTTTCAGAATATCGTCTCTGATTTTGTCGTAGTCGATGCAATCCCCTTCCGTTGCTATTAGCCAACCACTGCGCACCCAGTTTCGATACATTGCGCGGTTTTTATTTGCCACGTTGTTAAGTTGGAATTCGGGAATGTAGTGTCGTGTAAGCAAGCGCACTTTGTTTCCGTGTGGGAATGTATAACAAAGGCTTGTTAAGTCGTTGGTACTTGATAAATCCAGCCCTAAATAACAATCTTGATGAAGTAAATCGCTTTCAGTGTACTTCCGTTCACATTGCGCCCAGTTTCCATCACCTAGCCACGGTGTAGAGCCTTGGCACCATACATTAAAGCGCTTAGTTAGCATTTCTACCCATTCGGAAGGAATCCCCCTAGCCTTCTTGATAGTGTTCTCAAAATCAAGGTAAGGAATGGATTTACCTATATTCGGATTTGCTTTTATCCAGTTCTCTTGATTGTCTATTTCGTTTTCTTCGTCTAACTCAAAAATCAACACAAATAAGCTGTCGTTCTGCTCATTTCCTTCAAGGATTTGAGCGCAATAATCATAATGCTGTTTACAGGCTGAAATAACGTTACTTCCGGCTGTTGTAATAGCAAAGAGTAAACCTTCAGGGCGTGCGCCTTGTCCTAGCTCTAACGCGCTATATACGCTGTTGTCCGCGTGTAGGTGATATTCATCTACAATAGCTAAACTAGGGTTAGTTCCTTCAATCGTTGAGGATTTAGCGGCAAGCGGTCGCATAATGCTATTGTTCTTCGGATTGATTAGCTTGTGTTGTTGAATGTTAAGGCGTTTTTTCAATGGAGCTGAAAGTAAGCACATTTGACGGGCATCATCAAAAACAATCCTAGCTTGATCTCGGCTAACGGCCGCGGTGTATATATCCTGTTGTCCGCCTTCCATCACTAGAAACCAGTTAGCTAAAACGGCTGCTATCGTTGATTTAGCGTTCTTTCTTGCTACTTGAACGTAAGCGGAGCGATATTTTCTTAATCCTGTGTCTTTACGCTTAAAGCCTAGAATGTTGGCAAAGAGAAAGACTTGCCAATCTGAAAGAATAATAGGCTGTCCGCGTAAGTGTCCTTTAACGTGCGGGCATAGTTTCGAGAAAGCTAAAAACTTATTAACTGCTCCATCATCAAAGAAATAATCGGGATTGTTTAAATCGTTAAAATAACGCTCTACGGCTTGTTTTATCTTCTTACAAGCCACTAACTCACCCGATTTGATTTTCTCTGCGTATGCTTGCCATATTTCCATATTTCGCCTACATAGTTAGGATTTCATCTAAGATATCGTTTTCATCTACTTCAATAGGATTTTTTCTGCGGCTTACAGGGTCGAAACCTAGCAATGATGACATCTTAATCATCACCTTTTCGGCATCTGCTTTCGCTGACAAAGCTGGATTTCTTGATTGAGTGCCTTGACTATTAACAATAATGAAGCCATTTTTGGCTAAATCTGCTACGGAATGACGCCAAATTGCGTAGTTTTCGCAATAAATTTCAAGGTTCGTTAAATCTTCTGCCTTAATATCGCCACGCTCTGAAAGTTGTTTAATTCGGCTTTTCCATTGGGTTTTAGCGATACCATCTAAAAAATCAGGGGTTTTATAGTTTCTTCTCTTACTCATACATTTCCTTATTTTCAAAAAAATTGCCTTGCGTAAAAATTGAGTTGGGAGGGCGGTTCTGACGGCTTGAGCCTTTCTTTTTTAAACTCCCCCCACCCGTCTAATCATTCTTTTTTCGCTCCATATCCGCGTTGGTCTATTACTCGTGTTTTGTAACTGTGACAATTTCGGCATAAAGCTTGATGATTAGATTCAACCCAGAATAGAGGGTCTGCCTGTCCGTTCTCTACTGGCTTAATGTGGTCTATTACCGTTGCTGGTGTGTAGATTCCTTTCTCCAAACACATTACACAAAGCGGATGAAAGCGTAAGTATTGCGCGCGGTACTTGCTCCACTTATGGTCATATCCTCGCGCGCTACTGCTGGCTCTTGTGTCTTTGGGCTTATGTTCTTCGCATCTACCGAACTTAACTTTGTTTTTACAGTTAGGATAGCTACATCGTCTTAATGGTTGATATGGCATATCGGTTACTAAATTCTTAGTAAGCGCAAGGCTCACGGTAAACATCCCATAGAGATTTAACAGTCATAGGGATAAGCGTTTGAGGGGCATCCGTTGTTATTTCTCGGTTACTGTATAAATGCCCGATATACATTAAACAGCCCACTTTTATAGCTGGGGTAAAAGGAACGGTGTTTTCTGTTTCTTCACTACCAAAGGTTTTGCCTATATGCTTTTGGCATACTTCAAAGGCTGCTACCTTATAGCTCTCGATTAAGTCATCATCTAAATCATGATCTACGTTTAAATGCTGCTTAATTTCTTCAAGCGTTAAATCAGTTTTTTCCATTGGTTACCTCTTTACAAATAAGTTGTAATTCCCTGTGTGATTCCTTGCTATCAATGATGCTGGTTATTTCTAAGTTGCGATTACCGTATTTCACGCGCATTGTGTTATCCACATTCGTTCCGTATCTAATACGGATTCGCACAATGTTTTCATTCGTTACGCTTGCGCTAGCAAAGAACTCTCTACCCTGTAACGGTTCAACCGCTGCGCGTATATTCGCAACGGTTTTCCACTTACTTACAAATCCGCCATAATCATTAGTTTCGTTTACTTGTTTTTGTAAACTTATCGCCTTGTTATATTTACCGGCTCTAATCATTCTAGGCATCGTTCACCTCGTTTTCGTTTACGCTGTCATTGCGTTTAACTTCTACGGTTTGTTTCCATGCTTGGCTGAATTCATCACCGCCAGCATAAGGCGGCAAGCCTTCACGTCTGCGCACTTCATTAGGTGACATTACGCCCGCTTTAATCGCCACATCATAGCTATTGAAACGTTCGTTTTGACTGGTGCGGAGTAAGTCGCTTGTGTCAAATTCGATTAAGTGCCGTTTCTTGCTACTGCTCGTTAAGTCAATCATTAAGGCATCTTTAAGCTGTTGTTCAAAGTTAGTCAGCCATGGGCGCAAGGTTTGTGATAAGAACGCTCTACTAGCCTCACTGAAATTCGCATAACTACTATTTGAATAGTCTTGTAGAAAAATCGGGCTTATGTTGTAGATTCGGGCTATATCGGAAATTGTGAAGGTTCGACTTTGTAACCATTCGGCATCTTGGTTTGTCATGCCTAATTGTTTGTATTCCATTGAGCCTTCAAGGATTGGTGTTTTGCCCGCGTTCTTCGCGCCTTTGTAACGCTCTAAGGCTTTCACTGCTTTCTGTGCTTTCGCATCGTCTAACCATTCAGCCGTTGAGATTAATCCGCTTGCCATCAATCCGTTTTTCATAATTGATGCGCCGTGTCGTTGTTGTGCTAAACCTAGTCCAATCGTTTCACGGCAAACTGTCACAGGTGAACGCCCCATAAATCCATCAAGGGAACTATGGCGTAGGTGTAACATTTCATCTTGAAGGTAGTTTCTAGTTACTCCGTTTAAGTCCGTTACTTGGTAAATATGTTCGCCTGTTACTTTACGGAAGATATTTACTTCGCTCGGCTGGTAAGGTGTAAGGCTTACAGGCTCGCCCTTGTTATTCCACTCAATCACTGCGTAAGCATTACCAGTTAGCAAACAATGGCGCATCATCGTATATTTGAACTGGTAAGGCGTTTGATTTCGGTTAGGCATTTCATTTAAAAGATATTCAACCGGATGACGGTAGATTCTTTCGCGGCCATCTTCTTTCAGTGCGTACAGATAACAAGGCATAGATGCTACCGCCTCGGCAATCACTGTTACGGCGTTCATAACCGCTGGTAGAGCCTCTGCCGTTTGTGGGCTGACATATTCGCCCGCGCCTGTATTATTTACGCCCATGTAAGATAGGAATTCATCAATAGTGATTGGTTCGCTGCGTTGCTCTTTTCGTCTAAAAGGATTCCACATATTAAGCCTCCGCCACATCAAGCCAGCGTTTTAAGATAGTGTTTGATTTACCCTGTGTTTGTTCTTTTGCTGCGACCATTGAACGCTTAGCGATTTCAACACTGCTTTCCGGATAGGCTGGAATACTTGTTACTGTTACCTCAAAGAGATCTGCTTTAATTACATTTCTTTGATAAGGCTCTACATCAAAATTCCATTCTTCTTTAATCGCTCTGAATCCGAAAGACATCCCTGTAATATCACCGCGGGAAACGCTAACTAATAAATCTTTTCCGATTGTTGTATCGGGCGGAGTTAGTTCAAAGCGTAAGCCGATTGAATCTTCTTCTAGCTTTAATGTTCCCGCACTTGTTCGACCTAGTAACTTGGTGTAGTCATGTTCAAAGAGTGCTCGCACATCTTCGCCACTCGCTAGGCTGTCGCTGAAAGCTTTAGGCGCAAAGGATTCCACAAAATCACAGTAAAGCACTTGTGAAGGGCTATTCCATTTCACCGCATAACCGACTAGCTTTTGATTTTCTTCATCGGCTGAAAGTGTTGCGGAGCGGATTTCAAATTCTTTATTCATATTTCACCTATTAAGCAAAAAAAGGGGCTTTCGCCCCTCTATGATTTATGC